TACTAGTAAGGTAACATATATTAAAGATTTTCTTATTACTGATAAGACAACATCATTAAAGATATACAATACTTCTGCAACTGCTACTGTTTTTAATATTGATAATGTATCAGTTAAGCAAATATCTGAACATGATTTAACAGAATTAATAAATGAGATGGGCCCATATGAAGCTCATGAATATACAGCTACAGAAGCTTTAAATAAGAAAAATGCAATAGTGGAGAGTCCATAATGAAAGCATCTCTATTTGATCAATTATATAATAAGTTGGATATGGAATCTTTAACTCCTCCAGATCCGGCAATAACTCCTGCTCAAAGAACTCCAACCACAGCAGAGGTAGGAATGGAACAAAATACTCCAACTGCACCAAAAAGTATTACTGGTATGAAGTTTACACATGCACTTATAAAACATTTAGATCAGCTATATAGCAAAATGCTTGCAGGTGATGTTAAAGAGCTAGCTTCAGAGCCAGAATACGATCCTAAACAAAAAGTAATAGAAGGTGTCTCTGACTCTATTGTCCTGAATGAGAAGGAGTCTTTCTTCAATCCAGGTAATAGTAATGTAACGGAGAGCATGTAATGCCTCAGCCAAAAGTATCAATAGCTGACGGTGTTACTGGTGATAAAGCTTCAGTTACTTCAGAAGGACTTCTTAAAGTTGATATAGGTGGTGCATCAATAACTACCGGTGATATAGATGTTAATCTAACTACTGCAGATCAAGTAAGTGTATTTGGTAATGAAGATGGACTTACTCTTGGTGGTGGTGCTAGAGCTTTAAGAACAGACTCTGATGGTCATCTTCAAGTAGATGTATTATCAGCAACATTAGGTACAGTTACTGTTGATGGATCAGGAGTAACACAACCAGTATCTATAACTGATATATATTCTTCTGCTGCATTAACTCGTAGTTCACCAAATTTAGACGGGGAAGTTCTTCTTGGTACTCATGCCTTGCTATCTGCTAGAGTGGATGCTTCAACAACTGTTGGTCTTACTTCGTATCCGTCTGTTAATCATAATGCACTCCATGTAGCAATATCAGATGGTGTTGAAATTGCTAATGTTAATAGTAGCAATCAACTTGAAGTAGAGGTTAAAAATAGTCCATTAAAAGTAGGAATAGAATCTGGTACTGCAATAGCATCATATCCACAATTTGATGTTGATACATCAGCTTTTGCACTTAGTAGTGCGAGTGGAATTAATAGTCCTGTAACTACTGCCAAAGAGATTATTATACAATGTGATTTTGCTAATACTGGTTATATTGTGGTTGGTGATTCAGGTATTGTTGCAGCAGAAGGTGTTGATTCTATGGATGGTATAAGACTTGAAGCTGGTGATACACTTACACTTGCAGCCACTACTACTGCCAATATATATCTTAGAGGTAGTGCAAACGATCAATTAGTAAATGTAATGATTATATCATAATGCAAAGTACACTCGTCAAACATAATAAGTTCTTTAAAGCAGGTCATGCTACAAGCTTTGATACAGCTAAAAAGTATGCTGTTAGTTGTGATGCAGCTTCTTCTGAGTATGCTAGAGTACCTGACCCGGGGCTTATTACTACTGGAGATTTTTCATTTACAATGAGTTTTAGATATAACAATGGTATTGGAAGTACAGGGCCATTTCGAATTACTGATGGATTTAATTGCAGAATACATTGGTCTGCTGGTACTCTTAGGACATCATTTGGCGATGGTATTAATAGTACTGGATTTGATTCAAATAATAATCTAGGAGATGGTGAGTGGCATACTATCGTTATGACTTTTGATAGAGATGGTGATATGGTATATTATGAGGATTTAAAAGCAGATTTAACATTTGAAGATACAATTACTACAGATATAAGTAGTGTTACAGGAAGTCTAGAAGATGCAGGTAGTGATGATGATTGGTATTTTGGATTTGATGGTACTGCTAGATACTCAGGAATAGATATAGACCAAATAGCTGTTTTTGATAGTTCTCTTAGTGCGTTCTACGCTTTAACTGCTGCATATAGATTGTTATCTGGTAAGGGGATTGACAGTATAGGAGGTGAGACCCCTATCTGTTATTGGAAATGTAATGAAGGAACTGGTAATACAGTTGCTAATGATGGTTCTGAAGATGATGTATTACAACTTTACAATACTCCTACTTGGATAACGGATGGAGTAATATAATGGGTTCAAGTTTAACAAAAGGAACAGTTAGAGTACAAGTTAGGAAGGATACAGCTTCTAATTGGACAACTGCCAATTCTGTTTTAGCTTCTGGAGAGTTTGGTTTTGAAACTGATACAGGATATTTAAAGTGTGGCGATGGTGTAACTAATTGGGGTTCTTTGAAATATGTAGGAAGTACGAAAATAGTAGATGGTGATGGTACTAATTTTCACACGAACATAGGTAGCACATGGACTCTCACAGAAGGTGCTGGAATTGTCATTAACCACACAGATACAGGTTCTCCTACTTATGCAACAACTATAACTGCTAATGTTACAGGTGAGAGAGTAAACTCAGAATTGATTGCTGGTGGTAATGCTACTGATGGTCATGTATTAACTGCTGATGGTAGTGGAGCAGCTGCTTGGGAAGCATCAGCAGGAGGTGGTGGAACTTCTTATTGGACACCAGTGTGGGGAAATAAATTTTATACAAGATATCTTAATTGGTTCGGAGCAGGCAGTTCAACTTCTGGTGGTAGTTATTTTAATTGGTATCTTAGTTTCTACCCTGCTGCCGAAACCCTACCTACCTTTACTTATGATACGTGGAATCCTATAATAGTTGTGCCTAAAGCGTGTACTCTAACAAGTTATTATGCTCAAGGAAATTTTACAAGTACACAAACTTATGAATTAGCTTTAATGAAAGGGGTGAAGTCTGGTGATTGGAATACAAATGGGAATTATTTGTTGACACAAATAGGTTCTACTCAAAGTCTAGCAGCTACAAGTGGGTATGCTGTAAGAATGGGTGAAACAGGTTTATCAGTATCTTTGGCAGAAGGAGAAACGCTAGTACCCTGCCTCCGAAGAACAACAGCAGACACTAGTTCATATTATTATTTTGAAAATAATTTTTATATTATAGCAGAGTATACTTAATGGAAAAGATAGTAAAAGAAAATGGAGAGAATACAGTAAGAGAAGTAATTGAAGTTGACTTTATTGAGACTATAGAAGAACTTCTAGTAAAGGTTAATGAAATAATTGAATGGATAAATAACCAATGATTGATACACTTAAAACAACAGGAGCTGGAATGGGAGGATTTTGGATTTCATTATGGACATGGTTGCCAGAGATAGTTAGTTTATCTGTTGGTATAGCCACTATAGTGTATCTTGTAGTAAAGATAAAGAAGGAACTAAAACAATAGGGAGAACAATATATGCCAAAATCGGATAAGGGTGTTGTCAAAAGAGTAGTAGTAACGCCAGATAAACACTTTCCCTTACACGACCAAAAGGCGATTAACTGTCTCAAAAGAGCCATAGAGATAGTAAAACCAGATGCTTATATAGACCTGGGTGATGTAGGGGAGTTTCATGCTTTTTCCGCTTGGAAGTTCAAGCGTATAAAAAAGCCACCGCTGGAATACTTGATTGAAAGTTTTGATCAAGATGTGGAAGATGTTAATAAAGGGATGGATCAAGTAGATGAATCCCTGGATAAAGCCGGATGTAAAGAGAAATATATTACAGAAGGTAATCATGATAACTGGCTTAATATGGCAGTTGAAATGTATCCATATCTTCCAAGTTATAAGTTTGCCAATGCCGTAAGGCTAAAAGAAAGAGGGTATACATACTATCCCTTTGGTAAGGCTTTAAAGATAGGAAGGCTTTACTTTTACCACGGTCACCAGTATGGTGGTCAGTATCACACATCAAATCACCTCCGGAAAATGGGGTGTAATGTTATGTATGGGCATTGGCACGATTTGCAACATATGACTGCGACTCATATGGACGGCCCCAAAGCTGCATGGAGTATAGGGTGCTTAAAGGATATGAGTCCAAAAGCAAATGATTGGCTCGCAAATAGAAATAATAATTGGGCACATGCCTTTGCGATAGTTGATTTTTATAAAGCTGGGTTTTTTACAGTTCATATAATACAAATAATAAACGGTAAGACTTCATTATGGGGTGAATTAATTGAGGGTTAATGGAAACATTTGTGCAAATTATAGAGCGTGTTGGCGTTCCAGTAGCCATGTGTATGGCATTTGGTTACTTCATATGGAAACAGAATCAATTTATACAAAATGAACTTCAGAAGGAAATGCGTGAGTCATTTGGCAGGTTGGAGAATATTGTAATAGGATTGATAAATGCCTTAAAGAAACATGCTATGGATATAAAAGAATTGAAGGCGAGCTATGCAGCTGTCGTCAATATAATACAAAAGCTATTTAAAAATAAATAAGGAGATTCAAAAATGGATTGGATAGCAGCAAATTGGGATATATGTTTGTTAGTATTCGTCATTATAGAGAAAGCAATAAAAGCGTCCCCTTCTAAGTATGATGATATCTTACTTGATATGGTGTGGGGTGGAATTAAAAAAGCAATGGGGAAGAAGTGATGTTAAAAGTACTGGTAGGTAAATTTGTTGCTAAGCATGGTATCATTGCTTTACTCTTAAAGGTCGGTAATTGGGCCGTAAAGGCCACAAAAACCAAAAAGGATGATGAGGTATGGGCAAAGGTTAAAAAGGTCTTAGAAGAGGTTTAATGACCGAATATCATGTAAATTATCACAATTGGGAGAGGGACTACACTACTCCTCCTTGGTTCTCTCGGCTCACATGTTCTGGCGGTATGTTGATTGCTGTGTATACCTCTCCCGATAATTTAGAGGAAGATAATGCCTAAACAGCTTTATAAGATTATAGCTTTTCATGGAGGTTTAGCTACTGGCCCTGATCCTAGGGATATTTTAGATGGACAACTATCTGAAGCTATTGATATAATGGTAGATAGTGTTGGTACAATCAGAACGTTAGGTAGCAGTGTTGTTCATAAGGCTACTGCAAATGTGAAGACCGGGTTTACAGGTACTCTAGAAGCTGGATATGGTTTGTTTTATTTTAGTCATGACTATACTGGTGCTGAAGATGGTGGAGCCTCTGAAGCAATAACTGGTGATAATTATCTTGCTTTATGGGATGATGCAGATGGGGAAGCTTGGATATATAGTGAAGCAATAGATGATGGTGGTGCTACTGGGTGGGATGATGATACTAATAATGCTGAGAATGCTCCTATAATTGTTGGAACCGGAACACCAGTCTTTCATATAGCAGATGGATCATTAAGAGTTGCAGATGCTACATTTACTCGTACTACTAAGTGGTATGGCTATATTAAAAGAACGCTATGGCCAGATGCTAGTGGTAATGCTCAAGCTATAGATGGATGGTATGCAACAGATAATACAATAGCTGGCCCTGTTCATTCTGGTACAGATTTAACAAGGGTTGGTCAAGATGATGCTTGGCCTGTAATAGTTACTGATCTATATGCACCTACTATATACGATGATCATTTAGGTATGGCAGTGTTAGCTAATAAAAGAGATTCTGGAGGTTGGACTGGATATATAAATTATTATTCTACTGTAATTTATGATAATAATCAGGAATCTTTACCTGCAAGATTTAATAATTCTGATCCTGATGATAACATATATCAAAATGCTACTAAAAGATTTTGGGTTTATTATGATACTGGTGGTGGGGATATTAGGAATAAAAGAGAGACAGGAGCGAGAATATATTGGAGAGAAGTTGATTCTGCCTACAAACCCTATGGAGATTTATATCTTTTATTTGAGGTTGATCATATACATGGAGTTAGAAAAAATGTTGCAGATGAGTGGACTGGCTGGGTAATCAATGATCATGAATATAGTTCTGGCAATACTAATACTGATCTGGTTAGGACTGCTAATTATTTGGAATTAAATTCTAAACCTAGAACTGAAGCATATGGTGCTAGAAGTGGATATTTGCCAAATTTACATAGTATTTCTGCTAAGTATAAAACATCAGTAGTAGCTAATAGAAGATGCTATATTGGCAATGTTCAGTTTACTGATGAGGGTGGAACTGTAGTTACAAAAGGAGATGCTGTAATAAAATCTCCTGTAAATTCTTTTGATGTATTTCCTGTAACTAATATACTTGAAGCTACTGTTAATGATGGAGATGAGATAGTAAAACTTGAAGTATATGCAGATAGATTGCTGCAATTTAAAAAACATAAATTAGAAATTATAAATATATCACAAGCTGTAGAATTCTTAGAGGAAACTTTCCACCATAAAGGTGTAGGGCATCAAGCAGCTGTGTGTAAAACAGATTTTGGTATTGCGTGGGTTAACAAATTTGGATGTTATTTATTTGATGGTCAGAAAGTAAATGATCTTCTTGAGAAAGGTGGCATACAGATAATTAAAGAAAGTGATTGGGATACATTTACTAATGATCCAGTTACAAAACAGCCCATGATTGGCTATGTTCCAAACAAAAGACAGTTAATAGTTGTTGATGATATTTCTACTAATGGAGATGGCTCTATCTATTTATATGATATGGTAACTAAATCTTGGGTTAAGGGAGCTGCTGGTACTATACAAGATGAGGTAAAGACTAATTTTGTAAATGATTGGGATGGTAATTTAGTGTGGGTACATACTAATAATACTAGTACTCCTGCACAGTGGTCTGATACAAGTGTGACTACAAGCACTATTAGCTTTAAAACTAAAGATATAGATTTTGGGCAACCTGGACAGAAAAAGAATATATATAAAGTTTATGTATCATATAAAGGAGATGGGACAGCTGTTACTATTAATTATGCTACTAATGGTGATAATGATACATATAGTGGACAATTTTATAGATGTAATGCTAATGGTTCATCTACAGGAGCTACTGCTAGCAACGTACCCTTACACCAGGCTAGTGTCGGTGTTGATGATTGGATAAGTGCAGAGCTTAAACCAACTGCTTCTATAAGCAATATATATAGCTTTCAATTACTCTTTGATGGAGATACTACTGATGCAAATTTTCAAATTAATGATATCTCTATAGTATACAGATTAAAGGGTGTAAGATAGCTATGGCTCAAGATAGAAATATGTCAAGAATGATGAGGCAACTGATTCATAAAAAGCAGGAAAGAAGCCAAGCTATTCAAGAAGGTGAGCCTCGGTTAGCTGATTTAGTAGAGGGGGTTCCAGAATTTAGAAGTGTCACTGAGAAGGGGGTTGTTCAATATGTTAGATATAAGGATAAGATATTTTCGATTTCTATGCAAAGTGAGGAAAAGGTAGAGGATAAATATCCCAAAGGTTCCACCCTTACAAGTCCTGGGTGGGATAAAAGTGAAAGTGGATTAATTCTTCAATGGGGCTATATTGATACTGGGGCACAAACTGGAACTACATATTTTCCAAATAAATTTAGCAGTTGTTTTGTAGTAGTTGCTGGTAGCTTTATGGCTTCAGCTTCTGATAAATATAATATACATGTTACAGCTCAGGATAACAGTAAGTTTTCATGGTATGCTGGTCATGTCTATGCAGCTGGTATGGATATTAATTGGATAGCATTAGGTATTTAAGGAGAAATTATGGCATATAAGAAAGGTGATGGGGCAGCAGCTGTTGCAGGTTATGGATCTGCTACAAGAGATGTTACAGCAACAGAAAAGATGTGGGGAGGTATAGAAAGCTTATGGGGTTCTGCACAAGATGTAGGTGCCTCTATTGCCTTGAAGAAAGGGGAAGCTGATACAGCTTGGGGAGAATATGAAGCTGGCTATAAAGAACTCGGAGGTGAGGGTTTTGAAAGGCCGAAATTTGGACAAAAGGGATACTTTAAAGGCCCTGAAGGTGAAGTGACTATAGGTAAGAAAATATATGATAGAGGACAAATTCGGAAGGCAGGTTCATTTTTAGGCACTGATACTGCTACTGTACTTTTTGCTGGAGAGAAAGGCGATGATATGCGTACAAAATATTTAGAAAGAACGGCTCCTGGGAGAGAGGTAACTTATGATGCACCTTTTCAGGAAACTGAGGCTGGAGGTTGGGGCGTAGATCCTAAGCCTAGAGGCAGAAAAAAAGATATAACTGTTGATACTCCTGTATATAGCGTAGAAAAGCATGCTCCTGATTATTATAAACAATTGCATGGTGGTACTGCTCAAACAACTGCTCAAACAATTGAACAATCTCCAGTAGAGCAAGATGTTCCTGTCACTCGAGAAGATGATGACGTTGAAGAGGATAAATTTAATCTTCCAGATTATTTTAAAGGTAAAATTCAAAGAATGATTCCTAAAATACCTAAAATACCTACTTTTGGATTTCAACAAGGTGAAAAAGCATATGCACGTGGTGGTGATTTTATAACTAATGGGCCAGAAAAGATTATAGTTGGAGATAATCCTGGTGGTCGTGAGAGGGTAATTGTTGAGCCGTTGCCACCTAAGGAAGGTAAATCTGATCATGATGAAGCCAAGTTTGGTCGTTATGGTGACGACAGAATGAAGAGGATTGATGGAGCACTTGCTCATATTAGCCCCATAGAAGAAGATATGTCACCAGAAGATATTAAAAAATATGGAGCTGGAACAATAAATCCCATTACTGGAAAGAAGGAATATTTTGCACCTTTAATGGTTGCTGGTGCAGTAATAGGTGGTGGAATTAAATTAGGTGGTATATTAAGTGGAAATAAAAAGAAAAAAGCAGCACGTGAAGCAGCAGAAAAACTAAAAGCTCAACAATTAGCTCTTGCTGAAGAAGAGAAAGATTTGGCTTTAGAAGTGGGCCAACAAGTTTCTACTTATGGGCAAAAGAGTATTGGACTTCAATCAACTGCTGCTACTGAAGATATATTCGCTCAGTCAGCACAACAAACAGCAGGGGCTGGTATGGCTACACAGGGTACTATCGAAAATATTAAAACTTCTGCTATAGGAGATGTTACTGCTAAGGCACAGTCTGATGTACAGAATTTAGTTGCTACTAGAGCTCTAAAGGCTAAACAAACTGAGCTAGGTTTTGAGAAGACTGAGATGGGTATTGAGCAACAATATCAAAGTATGTTGGCTGCAAATCAACAAACAGGTTTATTAGAAGGTATAGGACAGGTTGCTGGTGCTGCTATATCAGGTGCTTCTACTGGAATGTCTTTAAGTGGGGGTTTTGCACCTACAGAAGTGCCGGCATGATGTCTAATGGTATATATAAGGGTACAATGATAGATGTAAATTTTAAGAAGATAGGAGTTTAGATATGGGTGAATTAGCCAATGTAATACTTGCAAAACAACAATTAAAGGAAAGCAAACGACAGGCTGATCAACAATTAGCTTTGCAATTACTTTCACTAGATATAGCAGAGGATAGATTTAATCTTCAAATGGAGTCTAATTTATTAGATAAACAATTAATAAGGGCTGAAAAAAAGTATGATGCAGTATTTGAGGAATTAGAAGTATCTAAGCAAGACTTTCAAGATTTAACTGGACAAATATATAAAGTTCCTGAGCAGAATAAATCTCACGGGTCAATTGATGTAGTGAATGATATTGGGGGTTCTATTGTAGATTCATTAAATCAAATATTAGAAGATACGCAAAGAGATACCCAGTCTTTAAAGGAATCTAAGGTTGATATAAATACTCAGCTAAGAGAAGCTAAATTATTAGCAGATTTTTATACAGGTGTTGGTCATGATCCTAGTGCTGGTGATCCAGACCAATGGGATATGGAAGATTTCTCTGATGAAGAACTAACTAAATATATGAAACAATATCCAGAATTAGATGATGTTGATAAGAAATCATTTTTTGAGGGTATGAAAACTAGAGGTACTGCAAATTTACTACAAAATATGACGGTATTAAATACTGCTCTCAATCAAGCAAAGACTGCAAAGCTTAATGCAGATATAAAACAATTAGATTTTGATATGAAGCAGGAAAATATGCCAACTTCACAGATAGAGCATGATATATCAACTATTGATAAAGGTGTTCACAGTATGTTACAATCACAAGCTAATGTTTTAAATAGCAATCTTCTTGCTCCTGCTATACAAGCAAGTATAGAATTTTCGACCAGCCAAACTCCTTCAGATCCTGAAGGTGATCCAGGACTTGAAAAGGCAAAAGAAGATCAGTTGATATTTATAGGCTCTCAAATTAGCGGACTGCCTTCTGATAGTGAAAATGAAGAAGTGAGAAATGAAAATTTACGCCTAGGAAAAACTCTTGTTCTTGGCAATGTTAACTATGTAAATTCAATAAAAGGACATCTTGCAGGAACAGGAGATTTAGATTATGTTGGTTATACTAATGCTTTACAAGAAATACAAATGTATGGAGAGAATGCAAGAAGGCAAATGGAAGCTGGTCAAATAACTACTGATGAATATTTAGTATATAAGAATCAATTAGAAAGAATAACCGGAAAAAATTTAAATGAATTCTCTAGTGAGATGGATCTAGTTATGCAGGCTTCTGATCAAGTAGAAAACAAAGGTAAACTTTTAGCTCTTTCAGGTATGAAAGATCAGTATCAAGTATATGAACCATCAGTAGACTACGATGTTCCAGAAGATTATATGTCTGTTGAAGCAGCAGAAGCTGCAGCTACCCAAAAAGCAATGAGTAATATCGTGCTACCAGATGGCAATATAATATTACCTGACAGCTCTACTGTTCTTCCTGATAGTTCTGCTATATTACTTGATGAAGATAAAGATTTTTCATTAGAACAATTTTTCGAGAGTGATGATAAGGCTCCTTCATCAAGAGGAAGAGGGGCACAATTAGATCCTAAATATGCTGGATTACTCAGTAAAGGAGAGCCATATTTTGATGAAGAATCCGGCAAGTGGCTTTATGAGGAACCAATGTTTAATCTTGCTGGTGGATTTCTTCCTGTTCCCAATCCATCTGCATTTCGTGATAAGCCGGTAGCAGGACAATATATGCATGAAGATGATAAAATACAGCCTGTTCTTGATAAGAAAGGAAAGATAGTTGGTTTTATACCTCCAACAAATTATGCTCCTCCATCAACAACGCTTGTTGCTCCTGTTCTTTTTGAGACTCTTACCAAAGAACAAATAGAATTAGTTATAAAGCAGTTAAAAGAACAAGGGAATCAATAAATGCCAAAATATAAAGATTATGATGATTGGCAGAAGCAACAACAAGCCAGATTTAAATCACAAGTCCAGGGAGAACTTCCAGAAAATCAATACAGAGTTGGTGAACCTTTAGATTATCCTACACGTAAGACTGGACAGGAAGGGCCTGCAACAGGCTTTGCTGATCAGAATGCTTTATATGATTTTGTAGGTAATGCTTTATGGGGATTTGGTGAAACATTTATGGTACCAGCTGTCCTTGATATTGCAAGTGAAACTAGAGAAGAGGGCTTATTTGGTACTAAAGATCTTTCTGCTGAGTTTGGTTCTCAAGATTGGAAAGACGATTCTTGGGCTGGCAGAACTGGTTATATGCTTGGTACTGCAGGTGGTATTCTTACTGGTATAGGTGCGGTAGGTAAAGGGTTGGGACTTTTATCTAAAATAGCAGGTGCTGGAAGTAAACAAGCAGCAAAACAACTTGTAAAATCAGCTCCAACACTTATTGATGACAGTGTAGCTAAAGCTGTAATTAAGTCTACTCGTACAAATATTGATGATGCGATTAAGGTAGCGAAAGAAGGAACTAATTTTACTGCACGTGCTGCTAGGAAGGCAATGAAACACAATCCTCTTGGTGATGACCTTATATATGATAGTGTTCAGAAAAGTGTACGTACAGATCTTATGGAAAAACTTGGACTTGAGGCTGGAGATGAAGCTTTAGAAAAACTAACCAAATCTGCTATGACAGAAGCTGCACAATCAAGAAGTAAACATTTTGGACATTCTATTGGATATAAATTAAAGAATTATGGGTGGAATCCAAAGGTTGCTCAACTTACTGGTGATGTTATTTATGAATCAGCTTTACTTGGCGTTTGGGATACAGTAGCTGGAGAACTTGGTGGTGATTTGACTGCAAATGTCATGGGATTAGATAAAGATCAATGGGGATTTGATGAATGGTATCATAGAGCTGCACACGGCATAGCTATAGGAGCCGTATTGGCACCTATACGGTACATTCCTGGCGGCAAGCAGGTTGCATTCGGTAAGACTGGTATGGTCGCTGATTTGAAGCATATGACACGTTTTATTGGTGGAAGGTTTTCTAAGAATGCTAAGAATTTAACAGATAATCAGCTAAAAGGTTTTGCTAATTCTGTTCATATAACTTCAGGCAAGGCAATTAATTCAGTAGGTATGGATTCTGCCTTTCTAAAAAGAACTGCTGGAAAAGTATTAACTCCAGGAGAAAGAGAGATATATGAAAATGCTTTTAAAGTTGTACAGAAAGATCTTCCTAGACTTAGCAGACAATTAGCTGGTGAGATTGCAAGAGATGGATATGAATCTTTCACTCGTGCATCAGTAGGATCTTTTGCTATGAACTTTAGTGCCTATAAACAGTTTTATGAAATGACTGGAGTATTTCCTGGCATGAGTGAAGATTATCCATTATCTAAGCTTGCTGCAGATCATTGGGTAGGTATGCTTTATATGAAGCGTGGTAAAGTATTTGAAGGTAAGCCTGCAATGCCTAGGTTCTATGACCAAACTGGTATCCAAGCTAATGGTAGTGAGATAGCAAGAATGCTGGATGCTATGAATACGATGGGTAAAGACAATGCTCATCTGGAAATATATAATAGATATGTTAATAATACTTTAGATAAATCTGTTCAAGAAACTTTAGAGCAGGGTGTCATGACCCAAGATATGGATGCTAGACAGATAGTAGATTCTGTTCGTAAAGATTTTGTTACTGGTAAAGAGTATGTTGAACAAACACAATTAAACCCAGAGTTAGATCATTGGGCAGTACAGGTAAGAAAAGAAGTATCTGAAAGAGATGCTAAAGTAGATAATTTAAGAAAGCAGGGGAAATCTGAAGAAGCTGATGCCTTAGCTAAAGGTACAAAAGATTTAAGAGATGCACTTTCTATAGCTACAGAGATATCAACTATGGCTTTATATGGCTATAGTCACACCACTATTCGTCCAATGGATAGAAAAGGAGCTATGGAATTTGTTGAGAGTATGAGTAAGATGCGTCTTGAAGATGGAACCTTACTTACTATTGATAACTTTCCTATCCTTGAAAATAGAATCGAAGCAGCTAAGACAAAAGTAACTGAACAAATTCAAGCTCTTGGTATGGGTCATATTTTTGATTCTTTAAAAGAATTAGGTCTTGTAGATGCAAATTCTAGTGATAGTGGTAAGCTTGAAGTAAGTAAGTCTGTTCTTAATGCACTGTATTCTCTTCGTGGCCATTCAGAAAAGAATAGAACTACAGGAGAATTTGATACTCCATATCAAGATGTAGCAGATGCTCTTATCAATTCAATAAAGAGAGCAGAGCAGGCTGGGAATCTTAAATTCTCAGATCGTGCAATAGAATATTCTACTCAAGAATTTAGTCCGGAATCAATAGATAAATTGGTAGAAATCTGGAAACTTAATACAGAGAATCTACATGAAATAGTTTTTAATAGTGCTAGTCCCGAATCAAGTTGGCGTGAAAAAATGCCAGGCTGGTCTGGGAAGGAAGGCTTTTTTGATCCAGGTATTTTAGGAAGGACTCCAATCTGGCATGCTATTCAAACTGCTAATAGACATAAGCGTGATCAAATGACCTATGAAGGCTTTACAGATAGGAAGAATGAATTTTATCAAAAACTTTATAGTAAATTAAAAGGTAATGAAACTTTTAATGTTGTTGACAAGAAGGGTGAAGAAGCACCTGCAGAGCTTGAAGAAAGTGATATGGTTTTTCGTAATAATCTTAACAACCTGCTAAGACTTCTTAATAAAGAGGGTAATACTGGTGCAAGGGAAATAGATGCAAGTGAACTTAAAACCATCAAGGAAGATACTTTTACAGAATTTGGTAATGTCCTTGCTGATCCTGCTGAGTTTGCAGCTTTTAATAATTTCTTATATAAAAATTTAATTAATGATATGACAGGTAATTCCAATATTACTACTGGTCTTCGTAATGTTATTAAGGTTGGATTAAATCCTGAAAGCTTGCTTACAATGAGAGATCATGGTCTTGTATTTAGAAGTGCAAGGGCGTTAAGAGAAAGCCTTGCATCTAGGCAGGACATCTCTGAGGGCCAAAGAACACAGTTGCTTGAGCTGATAGGTAAGTATGAAGATGTAGTGGAAAAACCTTTAAGAGCTTCTATGAAAAATGGTGGTATGATTAGATTTGAAGATAGACTTATTGATACTACTCTTCCAGGTAATGATGCTGGAGAATTGATTCAAACTATAAGAGAAACTTTAAATGAAGCTAATAAATTTACACTTATAGAACAGGGAGAGGTCATAAAGACTTACTCTGATATTGGCTCTACTATTGCTGAACTTACTGGTATGCTTAGTACTGATATGGCAAAATCTAAGGAATTATCAAATGAATTAGTAAAACTTGGAGAAGCTGGAAAAGGTTTATCTGATCTATTTAATATATATATAGCGAACAAGGATGTTATTGGACTTAGATATCTTCTTGATACAAGGGAAATACTTAATGAATTTAACACAGATCTTAGCACTTCAATGCCAAAAGATACTAAGAGCATTCAAAAATATAAGGATACTTTAGAAAAATATATTAATGAAGCTATAGATAGACGTAATGAAGAGCTTGAGATTACAGATATGAAACAGTTGGATGATTTTTATCAAGAAAAGATAGATCGTATTAGTCTATCAGACAGATCCAACAGGCCACATCAAGGCAATACATCAATTAGTACTAACCAGTATGAAAGTAAATGGCATCTACCTGAAAATTTTGCTATAGATTTAACTGCTAATCCAAGAAAGATAATGGAAGCTTTAGATCTTCTTAAAGATCCAACAATAGCAAGATCCTCTGTACTCCTTAATGAAATATTCCAGCGTGGTGTTGCTCCTGTATTATCAGGGACGTATAGTACTAAGCAATATATAGATACTATAATAGAGCCTGTAATAAATAGCATGCGTGCTAAAATAAAAGCATCGCCTGATAGATATAAGGGATCATCAAATAAAAATGCATCTGAGCTTTTTGAAGACTTTGTTATTGATACTTATTTTGTAGTTCAGTCTGCTATGTCTGGTAAGAAATTACCAGTCTTTACATTTGAAAATGGTGTAGGTAATGTCTCGGAAACTAATGTATCTAACTGGGATGTAGGTATTAATAGGCTTGCTCGACTACTTGGACTTAAAGAACATGGCTCTATTGCCTTGTTTGGGCAGAGAATTGGCACAGAGCGTGGCTTTACTTCAAAATTAACTCCAGATCTAAGATCTAAAATGTTTACAATGCTTGAGAGTGGTGTAATGATAGATCTAAATACTAAGGATGTCCTACGCTCAGGAGATATGGAGATATTGGAGACATTTGAACTTCTTGTTGGTGGAAGAGGTAAGGATGGTGGGACTGAGTTTATCCCTGTCCAATTAGATGAGAAGACATTGGTTGTTATCCCTGCTGTAAAGGCAGAGTCAATAGCAAAAGCATGGCATTATAGAGATTCCAAGTTACGTCAGGATCTAGAATTTTTATTAAATTCTACTGTTGGTAATGCTGCAGAGTCAAGAAGGCAGGTTGAAGAATATCTAACAAGAGAAATTGGTGCTTCTTTTAATGAGGCAGGTGATATGAATATTAAATTAAGCAATCCTAATATTCAAAAATTAGTTATGTTGACAAGACTATCACAAGCATTCCCTCATGCTGTATCAGATGTAATGAATAATACAATGTCTGTTAAGGATGGATTATCTACATTAAAATATATTAAAATGGATAGTCCTCGTAGTGGTATAGCTTTAAATGAAAGAACGTTAGGCATAGCTAAGGAATTTTTGCCTAGGTTTATTGCAGATGGTTCTAATTTACAAAAAGCATATGATATATTTAACAATCAATTTTTTGATTCTAAAGGAAAACCTACTAAGCATCGTACCTTAAATATATTCGATGAAAAGGGAGATGGCAAGGGATTCTTTAATAGCTCTAATATTGCACGTAAAGTTTTAACAAAACAAATTTCAGAAAATAATTCCAGCCTTACTAAGGATCAGATAAATGATCGTGTAGAGCATATGATGGAAGGCTATGATAAGTTAGCTGCTTCTGTACAAAATGCTGAAAAATATTTATCACTTCCAGAGATGGTTGGGATGTTAATGGCTAAAGGAGCTAGGAAGGACTGGTTCGTTTGGGATAGTGAAGGTAACCCTATAGGTTTCAATGTAGTTATTAAGCCTATAGAAATGTATAGCAAGATAGATAGAGCGACTGGAGAAATAGCTACATCAGTAGGTAAGACAGCTTATAAATATCATCCAGATATGGATGCATTGATGCGAGTGGATGGAAAATATTTCATTGATTCTATAGGTTTTGAGAGTACTCATAAAGTTCATAAAAGATATAATCCTAAAACAAAAGAATGGGAAAGTCCTGGTATAGGAATGGAAAGAGATGCTGTCGAAGATTGGCAGGCTAATATGACTTTCACCAGAGATCAAGCTGAAAGCCAGAGTATGAGTATGGATCGTGAAGCTATATTTATTAAATCAATTAGTGGAATACATGATGCTACTGTAGCTTTTGGATTTTCAAACTTATTATCCAATGAAGCACAACGTCATTTAAATAATGTTACTGGTGTTGATAAGGTTATTACTGGTATGACCAGTAGGTATGCAGCTTTAGCTGAGAATCCCTTTGCTTATAAACATATTGCTCAACAACTTCTTAGATGGCAAGGTGAATCTGGGGATGCAATAGGTAGACTTACAGGCGTAGAGTCTGTACTTGCTGTTAATGGATTGCCTTTATTTGAATTTATGATGCCACATATAGATAGAATGGTTACCTCTGAGTATATGGGTACTAGGAATCTTACATCTAGTGCTGTTAAGACTGGTATCTATGGT